ATGTTGAAGTTACCATTGACTTGGGCGCACTTCAAGAAGCAATCGAAGCACTTTCCAGTGATATCGATGAAGACATTAATTTAGAGATCGAAGATGATTCCGTTAACGAAGAAGAAGTTAATGAATTTAAAGATCGCTTCCAAGATGACGATGACGCTTACTATGCTTGCAAAAAAGCACACATGAAAGATGGAATGTCTAAAGATGAAGCACACAAGAAGTGTGATGCAAATAGCCCCCGTTACAATATGGAAGAGTCTGAAGAAGAACTCTATGAAGAAGACGCTGAAATTGTTGATGAAGAAATCGACATGGATGGTCTTTTTGATTCGGTAATGGAAAAACTCACTGCTGATATGAAAGCAGAGATCTCCGGCTGGGCCGGCCGCCCTACGTCACAATTGAAAGACGAGCAAGAAAGAGAGCTTGCAAATGAAGCCTCTACCGAGACTGAAGAAGAATCAGTCGAAGAAGAGCAAGAAAAAGTTAATGAGTCCAAGGAAACACTTGAAAAGACCCTCGCAAACAATGAGAGCCTTAAAGAAGAATTGGTGAATTATCAGTCCGCTATGGAAGAACTCAAAGAGAATCTCTATGAAGTTAATCTTTCTAATGCAAGACTGTTATATACGAACCGTGTATTGAGAAATACCTCCCTTAATGAGCGACAGAAAGATAAAATTGTCGAAGCTATTTCCGGCGCGGGTTCAGTCACAGAAGCAAAGACTATATTTGAAACGCTTCAAAGCACAATGGAAGCTAAGCCTACGCGAAGCCCTAAGTCATTGAGCGAAGCACTCAGTGGTCGTAATTCTGTATTAACCGCGTCTCGTAAAGAGACCAAAGTGGCCTCTCAAGATCCATTCTCGGATCGTATGAGAAGGCTTGCTGGAATAAAATAAACACAAATAAATTATAAAAAAAAGGAGGTGATTTTATTATGTCTAGTATTATCGAAAGATTGACCGAAGGTGTGGTCAACAGAGATATGCGTGCAGAAGGTGGTGCTCTTCTCTCTAAGTGGGAGAAAACCGGTCTTCTTGAAGGTCTTACCGGCGAAAACAGCCGCAAGACCATGGCACGCTTGCTTGAAAATCAAGCAAAGGAACTTCTTCGTGAAAGTTCCACGATGGCTGGCGGCGATGTTGAAGGCTTCGCTGCTGTAGCTTTCCCCATTGTACGTCGCGTCTTCGCTGGCCTCATTGCCAACGATCTCGTCGCCGTGCAACCTATGAGTTTGCCCTCGGGCCTCATTTTCTTCATGGATTTCACTGTTTCTACAAACGGTGCAGGTCTCCCTCGCTTGGGTTACGGTACCGATGGCTCTGAAGAGTCCGTTTACGGTGGTGGTCGCGTTGCGTCCGAAATCACTGGTGGTATCTTGATCTCTGAGGCCAACGCTGAGCGTGGTCCTCGCAACTTGAATAACGGTTACGCTTCCCCAACAGGATCCGTCGCTGCTTTGGCTATGACGTTCATCACAGCAAGTACATACAGTGCTTCTGCTGGTGCTCTTCCTGACCTTTGTCAACATGACCCTGAACTTGAAGGTGCTACCGGCGCAACTGTTGCCGTCGCTTCTTTCACAGTGTCTGGCTTGACAAACTTCAACGAAGATGATTTCGTCACTGTTACTCTTCAAGATGCATCTGGCTCGAACGCCGGTCTTAACACTACTAGTTCCGATGGTGGAGGTCAACGCGGTGTCCAACTTCGTCGTCTCACCCGCTTCAGTGGCTCTAGCACGACTACAGGCTTGCTTGTTCTTGCTTCTTATGATGGTTCTGCTACTGCAGCACAACTTCATGGTATCCTTACTGCTTCCGCAGGTCACAAAGTTACCTTCGCCCAAGAAGATGACTTCATTAATGGTGGAGCCCTTGGTTCTGTTATTGGTGATGATCCCTGGGGCTTGGAAAACAACATCAACATCCCCGAGATCGACATTAAAGTTGACTCGATTGCTGTTACCGCTGTTTCCAAGAAGCTTAAGGCTAAGTGGACTCCTGAGTTAGGTCAAGACCTTAACGCATACCACAACTTGGATGCTGAAGTCGAATTGACTTCTATCCTCTCCGAGCAAATCGCTCTTGAGATCGACCGTGAGATCCTTGAAGATCTCGTTAAGGGCGCTACCGCTGGTACTAAGTACTGGTCTCGCTCCCCAGGTCTCTTCGTGAACCGCAACACTGGTGCTGAAATTGGTGCAACTTCGGCTGCCCCTGACTTCACCGGTACCGTTTCCGAGTGGTATGAGACTCTTGTTGAGACCATCAATGATGTGTCTGCTAACATTCACCGCAAGACCCTTCGTGGCGGCGCTAACTTCATCGTCTGTGGACCTGAAGTTGCTAACGTCCTTGAGTTCACTGCTGGTTTCCGTGCTTCCGTCACTGCTGACGATGAGCGTGGTTCCATCGGCGCTCAGAAGGTCGGCGCGCTTACTAAGAAGTTCGACGTTTACGTTGACCCATACTTCTTGCGTAACGTGATTCTCGTTGGCCGTCGCGGCTCCTCTTTCCTTGAAAGCGGATACGTGTACGCACCATACGTGCCACTGCAAACAACTCCAACTATCTTTGGACCAGAGGACTTCGTACCTCGTAAGGGCGTGATGACTCGTTACGCCAAGAAAATGGTCCGTCCAGATATGTACGGTCTTGTTATTGTTCGTGGCCTTATCGGCGAGAGCGGCGGTTGATTTAAAAATCAGTCAAGCTGACTAAATACAAAACCCCCGTCATTTGGCGGGGGTTTTTGTTTTTGAGAGTGAAATGTAAAAATGTCAATTTCTCAAATTTTTTTGCCCCTAAAATTTTGACATTTTCGTCTTTGCATGTTATTATACTATTTATTATAACTTGACTTTATTCTCCTTGGGCGAGGCCACTGCCCTAGAAAGATAGTACTCCGAAGTGGCTGGAGTACAATCATTGAATGAGACGGGTTATTGCAATAACATAATTTATAAAAGGAGAAATATATTATGGGTAATAGAAGAATGGGTCTTGGAAGACTCGAAAAATTAATGGAAGAGATGGATCGTTCAATCGATTTGGAAGGTTCGGATGTCACAGTTAACTCTTTGATCGCCGACGAAGGTGTTACAGTAACTTCTGGCGGTCACACAATTACCGCCGGCGGTCTCACTGTGACTGCAGGAGTGGTAGCTTTTAGAGAAGCTCACCCAGTCATTCGTCACCAAGCGACCGAAACAACGCTTGCCGACAGCACTGCTATCATCACTGGTGCATTCATCAAGACACAAATCTTGAAGATGACTCCCGGCGATGCCCGCTCGAAGGCGACCGATACAGCCGCAAACTTGGTTTCTGCTTTGAGCTTGACCTCGAACGGTGATTCGGTTGATTTCAGCATCATCAACTTGTCGACCACTACAGACCACATCCTCACGGTTACCGGTGGTACTGGTGTCACACTTGTTGGCGCCATGACTTTCGACCCCCATGTTGCTGGTGAAGATACCTCTGGTTCCTCGATGCTGAGACTTCGTAGAACTGGCGCTGCAGCCGTTACTATCTACCGCTTGACTTGATTGACAACCTAACATAGTAATAAAATTACCCCCTTTCCTTCAAGGATCGGGGGTTTTTTTCATTTAGTTTAGTCATACCGAATTTTTAAAGAGGTCATTGATCGCCTGTTTACTATTTAATTTAAGGAACTTTACAAATGCCAACAAATTTATCCCCACAATCTCAAACAAGCGCAATCATTCTGACATCTACCGGCTCAACAACAGAAGTCGCTTCAGCAGTGCCTTTTGGGATGTATACCGCATCCGCGGCCTTCCTCAGTGGTGCCTCGGAACAAGTAGCATATACATATAAGAAACTGGGTGGCGATGTTGTAGACATCGAACTTACTCCATCAAACGTTTATGCAGCCTATGAAGAAGCAGTATTAGAATATTCTTACATTGTTAATCTACATCAGGGTAAAAACGTTCTTTCCAACGCACTTGGTAACGTTACAGGTACATTCGACCATCATGGAGACATGACTGGAGGCACCGCTAACGCCAATCTTAAGTTTCCTAGAGTCCAGGTCCAGCAAGCCAAGCGAATCGGCGACACAATGGCTTCTATGGGCGGTTATGGGGGTACACAACCACAATACTCTGCGTCGTTTAAAGCTATTGACGGAAAACAAGATTACGATCTTCAAAGTATCATTGAAGCCGCCAGCGCTTCAGGCGAAGATGAATTTGGAAATGCAGTACCGTTTAGCGGCAAGGTTGGTAACAAGAGAATCATAGTAAATAAGGTTTTTTACAAGACTCCGCGCGCAATGTGGAGATTCTTTGGATATTATGGTGGCATTAATGTGGTTGGCAACTCTTCGACATACGGACAGTTTGCCGATGACTCTACATTTGAGATTATTCCAACATGGCAAAACAAATTACAAGCTATAATGTACGAAGATTCGCTGTATACCAGATCTTCACATTATTCATATGAGATTATCGATAATAAGTTGAGACTTTACCCTTATCCCGGTGAATATGGATTCAATACCATCGACAGAATGTGGTTTAGGTTTTATGTTGACGATCAGGACGTTTTCACCTCTAATGAGGGATATGATGACGGTGTAGACGGTGTAAACAACATCAATACTCTACCATTCGATAACATACCCTACGAAAACATCAACGCAATTGGCAAACAGTGGATCCGCAAGTATGGCTTGGCACTCTGCAAGGAGATGTTGGGTCAAATCCGCGGTAAGTTCACAACATTGCCGATTCCTGGCGAGAGTGTTACACTTAATCATAGTGAACTGTTATCACAAGCTAAAGACGAACAACAACAATTAAAAGATAAGTTAATGGAGATGTTGAAGGAAGTCGAATACAAAGAGCTTGTCAAGTACGATTCGGAAACAGCCGATGCTACTCAGAATATATTCAAGAACTCTCCGTTACCAATTTTTGTGGGGTGATTTAAATGTCAGACGAATGGGAAAGACCGGAAACACCACCACCACCGCTGTTTTTAGGTAAAAAAGAAAGAGACTTAGTTAAGCAAATCAATGATGAGCTTATTGAGAAGGTAATAGGCCAACAAATCCTTTACTATCCTATTGATATGGAGAGAACTGACTTCCATGACATGTATGGAGAGGCCGTAGAGAAGACTTATTTACCCCCCATCCGTGTTTATGCGCTTGTTAACGTTGAGGAAGAGACTACTTCATACCTTTCAGGTGTTGGAACTGACTCGGACTCCATTATCAACGTCTATTTCCATAAGAGAAGGCTAACAGAAGATCAAGATGTGTTTGTAAGGCAAGGTGATTTTATTTTGTATGGTAAAGTTTATTACGAGATAGTTAAATTATCTAAGCCACGCAAACTTTTCGGCCAAGTCGACGAAACTTTTGAGATTAATGCGACATGTAAGCGCGCAAGAAGAGGACAATTCGATGCTACCTGATGATTTTGACTTCGCACAGTTACCACCCACTCAGAATAACTTTTCACTTCAGGAAGTGGGTATGCTATCTTCTACTATTGAGTCAATTGACTACTCTATCATGTCTTGGCTAAAAGAAGATTTGAATCTTAGTGCCAAAACAAATGCAGGCTTTACTCGGGTGCCTATATTCTGGCAAACACCAGAAAGATCATTCCAAGTTAAAGAAGATCAGTCGTTAAGAGACGCTGATGGCGCCATAATCTTACCTACTATCAGCGTTGAAAGGACTGGGATTGTGAAAGACCCCTCACGAAAGGGTGGCTTTCAAGCACAAGTATTCTCAGATAAGAAAGACGGCCGTACCGGTCGCCTTGTTATAGCGAAGAGAGTCAAGCAAGATAAGACAAGAAATTTTGCTGTTGCCACCGGCACACGTTCCTTCACTACGGAAGTACTTCAAAAACACTATCCAAGGATAAATCATCAGGTTGTTATTCAGACTTTATCCATACCAATACCCGTATATGTAAACTTGGATTACAAGATCTCAATCAAAACCGAGTACCAACAGCAAATGAACTCCCTGATGCAACCGTTTATGACTAGAACGGGCCAAATCAACTCCTTCCTGATGAGACGAAACGGCCATATATACGAAGCCTTTATAGAACAGGACTTCACACACAACAACAATGCCGCTGAGTTGAATGAAGACAACAGAATGTATTCTACCGACATCACAATACGTGTTTTAGGCTACTTAATCGGCGAAGGCGAAAATGACGATCGTCAACTTGTGAGGATGGATGAAAACTTTGTAGTTGTGACTTATCCTAGGGAACAAGCCGCAGTTCCTGGTAACCCTTCCTTTTTTGAAGACTAAATCAGGAACTCAACCGCATTTTATCATTTCTCTTCATCCTTTTGAGGATAGAAATACTATTTAAATAATGATAAACAAGTCTTTAAGACAAATTTATACCTAAAAGGAAGTACAACAATGTCAGTTAAGAATTTTAAATTTGTTTCACCAGGAGTCTTCATCAATGAAATTGATAACTCCTTCGTACCAAAATCAGCAGATGCTATTGGCCCAGTAGTGGTCGGACGCGCCCCTCGCGGCATCGCCATGGAGCCAGTTAAAGTCAGCTCCTACTCTGAATTCGTGCAGAACTTCGGTGACACAGTAGCCGGCGGCGGCAGCGGTGATGTATACCGTGATGGTAACTACCAATCCCCGATGTATGGTATCTACGCAGCTAAGGCGTTCTTACGCTCTAACGTTGCCCCATTAACCTATGTCCGAGTATTGGGACACCAAGATACAAACAATGATGGCACAGATGCTGCCAAAGCAGGTTGGAAGACCGACCAAAGCTTGTCTCCAACTCTTGAGGGTGGAGCATACGGTCTTTTCATCGTCCCCTCGTCTTCTATGGTAAACCTTCTCACAGAGGTAGCCTACATCACAGCCGACCGCACACCACCAACGGCATCGTTGGCAGCAGTGTTTTACGCTGACAGTGGTTCAGTTAAGCTGAAGGGAGCACATGCCACAACCGGTTCTGTCGGCACCGACGTAAACCCCCTTAATATCGTTCATAAGAATGGAACGCTGGTTGAGTCTGATGCCGGCGGCAATTTCAAAATTCAAATTGCTTCCAAGGCTGCAACAGGCAGTTTCTCTATCAGTCTCGATGATAACGCTCAAAACTACATTCGCAAGGTATTAAATACAAACCCGCAATTAACAACTGGTTACAACGAATTTTACCCTTCCTCCTCTATTGAGAGTTACTGGTTGGGCGAAACATACGATCAAGAAACCCGCGACACAGTTTCCAATAACTTCAGTCAAAAAATGATTGGTTTCATTGGAGTTATCGCGAAAAGCGGCTCGACTACAAACACTTTAGCCAACCTCAAGGGCACTGCGTCCCGAGAAGCAACCGCCGGCTGGTTTGTCGGTCAAGACTTGGGTGAAGCGACTGACTTCCATCCTCAAGATAAGGCGCAAAAACTGTTCCGTCTCCGTGGCCGCGGCCATGGTGAATGGTTAAACAAAAACGCCAAGGTTATGATTACCAGTATTCGTCAATCTAACAACAGTACAACCGATTATGGTACGTTCTCTGTAGTAATCAGAGCAATGTCTGATTCTGACAACGCTATTCAAGTAATTGAAAGATTCGACAACTGTACTCTTGATCCTTCGTCGCCCAACTTCCTTGCTCGCAAGATTGGTGACAAATTTAAGAAGTTCAGCGTTACTGAAAGAAGAATCAAGGAATATGGTGAGTACCCCAACAACTCTAAGTTTGTTTACGTTGAAATGAACTCCGATGTTGAAGCCGGCGCCACTGACGCCCTTCTTCTTCCATTCGGTTACTACGGACCTCCTAAAATAAGCGACATTCCAGCAATTGATGTTGGGCCTGCCGGTACACCCGCTACTGATGGTGTACTTGCTAACAAATACCTTATCACTGCCGGTACCGGTATGGACGGAATTTTCTCTCAAGCACTTTCTGCTAGTACCTTCGTAGTCGGTGCGAACCGCCACGTTAAATTAAGATACCCAGACATTCGTTTGAGACTGTCCTCCTCCGATGGTGGCCTGTCTGATGTCACTAAAGCATCCTTCGGTATCTCTACCACTAGAATTGCTGCTACAAACAGATTCGATCTGAGTACAAAGATGGTTAACCGCCTTCTTGAGAATGGTGTCGGTGACAACTACGATCCAACTGTCTCTGCTTCGGCGGGCATCGATGGGTTTGCATATATCATGACTCTTGACGATGTTGTTCGTCCAAGCGCGACATCTGCCACAGTATTCTATCGTTCTGGCTCAAGAAATGACGAATCGTCTGTGACTGCAGGCGGAACATACAAGACACTTCTCGACTTGGGTTACGACAGCTTCACCGCTCCTTTCTGGGGTGGATTCGATGGATTCGATATCAAGCTTCCCGATCCGTTATACAACAAGGGTATGACCGCTTCTTCGAACAACGAAAACAGCTCGATCTTCTACTCTCTGAAGAGAGCAATCGATTCGGTTGCAGATCCAGAACAAGTCGATATGAACCTCTTGTCTGCTCCCGGTGTGACTAACAACTCTCTCACAGAACACATGATTGATGTTTGCGAAAGTCGCGCTGATGCAATGGCCCTTATTGACCTGCCAGATGTGTACCTCCCCTCACACGAGATTTACTACTCTGACAAATCAAGCCGTGTTGCAACCACCCCACAAGCTGCAGCTACTGCCCTTAGCGATAGAAAGATTGACTCCTCTTACGGCGCCACCTTCTACCCATGGGTCCAGACTCGCGATGACAACACAAGCCAGTTGGTTTGGGTTCCACCTACAGTCGCCATGATGGGTGTTCTTGCCTCTTCTGAGCGTAAGTCTCAACTCTGGTTCGCACCTGCTGGTTTCAACCGCGGCGGTCTCTCTGACGGTGCTGCTGGTATCCCAGTCACAAACGTGACCGAGAAACTTACATCTAAGGAAAGAGATACACTTTACGATGCGGGTATTAACCCAATTGCTTCCTTCCCAAGTACTGGGATCGTGGTCTTCGGTCAGAAGACTCTTCAGGAATCCACCTCCGCACTTGATCGAATCAACGTACGCAGATTGGTTATCTACCTTAAGAAGCAAATCTCGATTATCTCTTCCAGCATCTTGTTCGAACAAAACGTTCAAACAACCTGGAACCGCTTCAAGGGACTTGTTGAGCCCTTCCTCGCTAACGTTAAGAGCAACTTCGGTATCGCTGATTACCGATTGATTCTTGACGAGAGTACAACAACGCCAGATCTTGTCGATCAGAACATTCTTTACGCCAAGATTATGGTTAAGCCTGCTAGATCAATCGAATTCATTGCAATTGACTTCGTAATCGCATCTACTGGCGCATCATTTGATGACTAAAACAAACTAACACACTATTTAAAAATATAACAAGGAGTTCTAAAAGATGCCATTCTGGTCAGACAATTTCGGTGAGGGAAATGCCCTCAAAGATCCAAAAAGACAATTTCGATTTAAGGTAGAGTTCACTGGAATCAGTGCGCCCCAAGGAGGTTCCCTTCTCTGGTACGCAAAGACTGTTAACAAGCCTTCTTTCACTATCGAGACTGCCGAACACCAATATTTGAACCACAAGTTCTACTACCCAGGAGCCGTTAGCTGGGATCCCATTTCCTTAACTTTGGTTGATCCCCGCGATCCAGATATGACTGCAACTCTTTCTGATATCATTAACTTATCCGGCTACAACCCACCATCCAACCCTAACTCTCTCGGCACCATGTCGAAGTCTAAGGCTGCTGGTGCTCTTGGTACTGTTTACATCTCTCAAATTGATGGCGACGGTGCTGAGATTGAAAAGTGGACTCTTTGGAATGGTTTCATCACATCTGTGAAGTATGGCGATTTGGCATATGGAACTGATGACTTGGTAGAAATGACACTCGAATTACGCTATGATTGGGCTCGCGTGGAGACTCTTGACGGAGTTTCTAGAGCTACTGCTGGTTCCGAGGGTACAACTTTCTTCCAGTCGTGATATAATAAGACATATCTAGAAAAAAGAGGTGTATATTGTCTAGAAACAGTGATCGTATTGGGGGCCCGCCCATGCAACAAGATAACGGGTCTCCAAATTTAACTTCACAACAAGTGGGAACAGGAGATTTCTCCTTTGTAATCCCTACAGAATTTGTTGCATTGCCTTCTGGTGGTAAATACTACCCCCAGAACCACCCCCTCTACGGTTGTGATACCATAGAGATTAAACAGATGACTGCCAAAGAGGAAGATATGCTTACCTCACGCAGTTTGCTTAAGAAAGGTGTTGCCTTAGAAAGAGTGATTGACAGCTTAATCGTTGATAAACGCATTAATCCATCGTCTATCTTAGTTGGTGATAGAAACGCCATTATTGTAGCTACTCGAATTGCTGCATATGGAAGCGACTACAACACAAAGGTTACTTGTCCCAGTTGTACTGCGGTTCAAGAGCACACCTTCGACTTAAACGAGATAGGTCATACCGAAACCTCTCTGAATACTTTAGAGGTCACTCTGAACGAGGACGGCACCTTTAGTACAACACTGCCGAGAACACAACTTGAAGTCACATTCAGGCTATTAACCGGAAGTGATGAAAAATACCTTATGGATGGTATTGAGAGCGATAGAAAGACAAAGAATCGGTATGAAAGAACTGTTACCAGACAGTTGACAAACATGCTAGTTTCAGTCAACGGCAACTCTACTGCAGAGGCCATTGATTATACTGTAAACAACATTCCTTCTATCGATGCAAGGCATCTTAGAGAAGCGTACAGACTTACGAACCCCAACCTTGATATGTCCCAGCACTTTGATTGTAAAGAATGCGACTACGAGTCAGATATGGAGGTTCCGTTATCTGCGGACTTTTTTTGGCCTGACGCCTGAGTACATGGAGAACGTTTACGAACAGTTCTTCTTTTTAAAATACTCAGGAGGTTGGTCTTTTTCGGAAGCCTACAATCTTCCGATCGGTCTCAGGAAATGGTTTGTTGACAGGCTTATAAGGCAACTTGAGGCGGAAAAAGAGGCAATGGATACTGCGAGTAATTCCAATAAAAGTTCGCAAACTCTAACGTCTACAAACAATCCAACACCGCCACCATCATACGCTAAAAAATATGGACAGGGTTAAACCCCTGTCTTTTTTTATATAAACTAATTAAAGAGTAAGGACTTTTACGCATGGCTATAACTATCAAGCAATTAATGGATGCAATCAATCAAGTTGCCGGGGGTGGTACCTCTTCGACTGATGGTTTGGCTGAAGAAATTGCCGCGCAAGAAAGAATGAACGACGTTCTCGAAAGGCAGAAAAAGATCATTGAAGCCAAGAGTGATAGTGACGAGAAAGCCAAAGAATTAAACAAAATTAAGATAGAACAGCTTGAAGCACTCCAGAAAAGAAGGGAGTCCGAACTCCAAGCTGCTAAACGCTCTGGAAAAGTGTCAGATCAAACTTTAGCTGCCATGAAAGAAGAACAGGTCGAGCGCGCCAAAACGATTGAAAGCTTAAAGCAAGATACAACCAACACTGATAAAAACACCGCAGCTAAAAAAGCGCAATCAAGTGCCATCAAGTCGGTTTCTGGTAGTATAGCAAAACAAATATCAGTATACGGCCAGCACAATCTTGTAAACCTTGAAATGATTGACAGTATCGCTAAAACTGTCAAAGAAGCAGGTCTATTCGGCGCCGCATTTGGTGTCCTCAAGGGCATTGTATCAGGGTTTATCAACACAACGATAGCCTTTACATTCAGTGTTGATTCTGCAAACGCTGCCATTTCCAAACAAACTGGCCTCTCCAGATCAAACTCTGCAGCAATAACGCAAAACGCTCAGGCTATGGCTTACTTCGGTGTAGCAGTTAGCGACTTGGTAAGCCAAACCAACGCTTTAGTGCCAACATTCACAGATTTTACAAAACTTTCAATGTCCTCCCGTCGCGCAATTGCTGAGACAGGTGCA